ACAAATTTAATTTTTGGTCAATTATTGCGGCAGTAACACCAGTAACGTTGGTACCAATTGCGGCAACCAAACCAGTTAATGTAGTTGCTCCAGTAGCTGTAAAGCCATTGATAACCATAGTATCGCTAGATAACAATGTAATTGAACTGTTGGCAATAGTGCCTGTGGCAGCTGGCCAGCTGGCGGCCCATGCTGTGGAACCAACTTCAACCCATGTGCCTGCGGCAGTTGCTGATGTGTATTTCTTATGATATAATTTGTTTAAGGTTGTTACTGCAACCATGGCATAGTCGCCAATTGCTCCAACACTTGCTAACGGCACGTAGTTAGGGGCCGCCGTAACCTTAGAAGCTTCTGTAATAACTGTTACTGTTTGTACGCTGAATGACTGGCCGTCTGCAACAGTTGCTGGCGCGGCATTCCATTCAAATACACCAAACTTAGTGTCAGTTGTATCAAGCCAATATGTACCATCTTCTGCTGGACTTGTTGGTGTTGTAGGAGTACCTGTAAGTTGTCCTACATCTAAGTCTGCACGTACAACATATGCACGATTACTTACACCTAAGAAACTGTATGCAGTGGCCAAGCCGTATTCATTCTGTTCACCAGCATGGATAGGATTATTATTTGCATCAGTGTAGAATTTAGGAATACCAAACGTATCTGATAAATCTTTTTGACTTGTTAACAAATATACTTTGCCAGCATTTGCTTTTAATGTGCCAGGTGCTGTGCCTGTTGCTGATCCGTTTTGTTTGTTTTCTGCCGAAGCAACTACAATTAACGGAACTGTGCCGGCCGCCGCGGGTGTATAGAAACTTTCATCTATAACTGTTACGCTTACGCCTGGTGAACTGAGTTGAGCCATTTTTTAATCTCCATGAGTACATGTTCTTCAATGTATTTAGTGGATTTTGGTTTTTTATCCGTGTTATTAGCCAGAAAAAGGTTTCAAAAAGGCTAAGTATTTTATGAGACCATTATGTAACTGTGGAAGACACCCTGTAGCCATTAATTATTATAAATTAGGCAAGGCTTTTTATAGAAGCGTGTGTGGGCCCTGCTCAAGAGGAGTAATTGCACCACGTTGGCAAACAGCAGGATATAAAATGAAGAACACTTGCGATAAATGCGGGTTCAAAAGTCCGCATAAAGAAGTGTTTGCCGTGTTTCATGTGGACGGCGATTTAAATAACTGTAGACCGTTAAATCTCAAGACAGTGTGTGCAAATTGTCAACGAGTTCTTCACAAAGAAGGTCAGAAGTGGAAACAAGGCGATCTTGTACCAGATCTTTAACCCTAGCAAATAAGTCATCTATGCTGCCGTTATTATCTAACACAGCATCAAACGTGGTACCAACCCATGCAGTTTCACTAGCGTGAATACCTAACTTTTCAAGTCGGCTTCTACTAGTTGCCCATGCAAAGTTACCAGTTTCGCTTTTATTAGCATTAACTGCATCATCATACCAGTCAGGTTCAAGTCCGCGATGAACACGTATCACAATGCCGCCGGCGTCTTTAATTGATTTAATTTCGTTAGGAAAACGACAGTCGCTAATAACAATGTCGTCTTTACTGTTGCGTAGTTTATTTTCTAAGGATGCTATCCAGATATCATCATGGAATGCTCGTCGACATACTTCGGTGCCCCAGTATTGCAGTACCCAACGTGGTGTAAGATTAGGCATACCAAGTCGTTCTGCCCACCAAGGATCCACTTGTTCACGCCATTCACGTGCAGATTTTGTGCGACCTTCCAACATAGTACGGTCCCATCCAAACACATGAGCTACCGCGTCTTTTAAGGAGTTAGCAAATGATTCTCGCCGGAAGCCATGAAAATTAGTAAGATAGTCGGCAACCGTGTCTTTGCCAGAACCAATAAACCCGCATACACCTATAATCATAGCGTCTCCTAATGTAACGCTAGTATATAACAGTTTTATTACAAGGTCAACTTATTTTATCACCAAACCCAAGACACATACGAGTATCTAGTGCCTGTTATAACAGGAGCGGCCGCATGAGGATACATGAAATTTGAAGGGAATACAATTACATCGCCGGTGTTTAACGAATAATCTTCTCCGCCAAACATTTTTAAGTTTCCGCCTGTATAGGTGTCGTTTAGGCCAGCAATTACTGATAAAATAGGAATACCCCTGCGTTCACCGTCAAACATATCTTTGATATGATCGCAGTGTTCTTTCATACATGTTCCGGGTGTGTACTTGTTAAACTTTGGGCGGGTAAAGCCAGCCCAGTTGGTAAACCATGGTACACTAATCTCTGTCACATATTGATTTATAGCCTTCCATGTGTGTTCCATCAGTACACCATTTAACGGTGTTGGAGTGTAATAGGATAATGACGCATTTTCATGCAGTTTGTATTCGCCTGTGTTATTATAAAATAGATGTTCTTCAAAATCACATGTATCTAAATAAGTCACAGTGTTATTGCATATGTCAGATGCTATGTGATTTCTATAAATTTTAATGTAATTGGTAAGATTTTTATTCATATTGTATCCTCATGTTACATTATAACATGAACACATAATTAAATCAACCAATAACGAATGTATAGCCAGTTCCGCCCGCCACATATGTTTCAAGTTCTTTGTCTAGCTCTTTGAGTTCAGTAGTGCCAGCACTGATCAAGTCTTTACCGTTTAATTGTATACCGCCTGATCCTGGGCCAGCAATAGTGCCAAACTTAGAGCGAGCTTCGCCCAGCATGATTTTACAGTTGGCTAGCGAATAATCTTTCAACCATTGTTTGGCATAGATATCCTGTAGCAAAACCCAGTCAGGACGGAAATTTTGACTCTTGATTAAAATCTGCTCGCCCTGAGCAAATGGGCGTTGTAGAATGTTTAAGATATGACTGGTTGGTTTCCAATTAAATTCGATGAATGCTCCGAACATACGCCCTGCTAATTTTTGATATCCTGCAAACATTTCATAGGTTGCTAAGCCGCCCATGGAAGATCCAGTTAACAAGTAAGTGTTGGTATAAGCCAAGTTGAACGGTTCAAACAATGTGCCGCCTGCACCCATACCAGTACGGGAACCAATAGCCCTACGAAACACGCTCTGTACGCTGATAATTTCGTCAGGTAATCTGTATTCGTTTACATCTTGCTCTAACTCTAAAAAACTATAACTTTCTTCAACAGCATTTGGACTACGTTGTCTGTATCGATTCATTGCACGATCCAGCGCAGTTTCATAGTGGATAGGATCTAGTTCTACTTCAATCATTCCATCGCCCAGCATAGCACGAACATAATCGAATACTTTATTTCGCTCTATTACAGAGGATGATGTGTTAGTTGGGGCTTTATCGTCCATTTTAGTTCTCCAATCATATTTAGCTTACGATAAATATCATATGCCAAGACTATCCTTATATAAACCCGAGCGTGGACCAGATTTCAAGTTCATGGACCGTCAAATTTCTGAAATGTTTCAGGTGGGCGGCACTGACGTGTATTTGCACAAATACATGGGCCCAAAGCTAAATGCTAACGGTACAGCTGAACAGCCTGTTATTGACTCGTATAATGTAGCAAATATACAAGATTTGTTATTTTTAGAAAATCGTGATAGGAAATATGATGAAGAAATTTATCGTATTAGAGGATGGTATAATGTTGCAAACATTGACTTTAATCTGAGCCAGTTTGGATTCTTTATTGATAACGATTCGATCTTCATGACTGTGCATATTAACGATTTTATCAAGTATATTGGACGCAAACCTATTAGCGGAGATGTGTTTGAATTGCCGCACTTGCGTGACGAATTTGCATTGAATGATTTCGACATCAGCTTGCCACGCTACTATGTTATTGAAGATGTGGGTCGTGCCAGCGAAGGATTCAGTGCCACATGGTATCCACATTTATATAGATTAAAGTGCAAAAAGATTGTTGACAGTCAGCAATTTGCTGATATTCTTAACAAGCCCGCAACAGATGCCAACGGCGATCCAAGCGGTATGACCTTGAGAGAATTGATCAGTACTCACAGCAAAGAATTACAAATTAATGATCAAATAGTTGCGCAGGCCGAAGCAGATGCTCCAAAAAGCGGATACGAGACTAGACAATTTTATACACTAGCTGTGAATGAAACTGGTAACCCTGTGTTATCAACCGCAGATGCTGGCAATATTGATGCCAGCAATGCTTCCAACATACGTGCAAGTACAGAAACTGGAATTCCCGAGCGCACCGGCTACACCGGATACCTAGTTGGTGACGGTTTTCCTGTTAATGGGCTTGACTTTGGGTTTGGAATACAATTTCCAGCCACTGCCATGCAGGATGATTTCTTTTTACGCACGGACTTTTTACCCAACAGACTGTTTAGATTTGACGGAGCACGTTGGGTAAAGGTTGAAGATTCAGTACGCATGAACATGACCAATAACGATTCAAGAAATACACAAAAGACCAGTTTCATTAATAACAATAATTTTATGTACACTGATAAAGTAACTGAAGATGCAGTCACGTTGGCCAAAGGTACTAGTGTAATTAATACCACAATCAATTTTGCAATAACTGCTCCTTATATTGTTTTAAAAATAGACACTTACACAATGGAATATGCCATAGCAGATTATCCTGCTATGATTACTTCTTATAGTTATACCAGTCCGCTAGGTGTAGTGTCTAACAAAATTAGAATTACATTGCCAGTAATTGGTACTGTACAACAGACTATTCCGTATGATGGAGTATGGATTGCAACCGTATACAATGTACGAATGGAGCAAAAACAAAGCCTTAGTAAGGCGCTTAGACCAAGGGCGGATCTATAATGTTACATTTTTATGATGGACAAATACGCCGATATATTACACAAACTATTAGAGTTTTTAGTAACTTTGTAGTCAAATATGGCGACGGAACCCTGGTACGTATACCTGTGTTATATGGAGATGCTGATAGACAAGCGGCTAGCATTATTAGACAAAACAGTGAAAACAAAATTAACAGTACACCGCGTATTGCCGTTTATATATCAGAACTCAGTTTGGATAGAGAAAGATTAAGCGACAGTAGCTACGTTGGTAAAATGCATTTTAGAGAACGCGATACACAAGTTGATCCCGTTACTGGTAATGAAACATATAATCAAACTCAGGGACGAAATTACACTGTTGAACGTCTAATGCCTACTCCTTTTAAATTAAAATTAAAAGTTGATATTTGGAGTGCAAATACAGATCAAAAACTACAAATACTTGAGCAGGTTTTAGTGTTGTTTAACCCAAGTTTGGAATTGCAAACTACAGACAACTACATCGACTGGACTAGTTTGACTGTATTAAATTTGAATGACATCAAATGGAGCAGTAGACAGGTTCCTGTGGGTAATGATAGTCCCATTGATATTGCCAGCCTAGGATTGGATACGCCTATCTGGATTAGTCCGCCGGCTAAAGTTAAGCACCTTGGCGTTATTACAAAAATTATTACTAGTTTTTATCAAGATTCAAATACTAGCCCAACTGGTTATATTGACGGATTAGGAGAAGATTTAGCAACACCAACAACTTCCTTATCCACTGTATTGACAACAATAGCTACCACAATAAGTCAGTACAGCATACAGATTTACAACAAGCAGGCCATATTGCTAGGCAAAAATGAAAGTGTAACGCCTCCAGAACCTACATTGGAGATTCCAGTTCGTAGAGGATCCAAAATCAATTGGCAAGAGTTGTTTGACCAGTATCCTGGCAAATACGTTGCTGGATCCAGTAGATTATACTTGACACAACCAAATGGTTCGTCAGTTGTGGGAACTATTGCAATAAATGCATTGGATGAGAGTATACTAACAGTTGATTGGGATCCAGATACACTAATTACTAATACTGGTATTGACAGTGTTGGCAGATTAGACTTTGAAGGCACTGCTAACGACAGTCCTGGATACAATGCAAGTACTAGCAATAGACCTAATAGCCCTGGCACTTTTGACGCAATTGTTAACCCGTTGACATTTAATCCTGGCACAGTTGCCGCTGGAACACGTTATTTGATCATTGAAGATATTGGAAGTATAATTAATACTGATGGTGCAGATGCTTGGAAAAGCACGGGTGGAGTAGATTTAATTGCCAATGCCAATGACATTATAGAATGGACTGGTACACAATGGCGGGTAATATTTGACAGCGTTCACAAAGCTGATGTGATGATATGGCAAACGAATATATACACTGGAGTTCAATACTTGTGGAACGGAGTTTCCTGGGTCAAGAGCTTTGAAGGTGAATATAGGGCTGGCCAATGGAAAATAGAA